TACATCAATATGAAAATGAATATAATCCACAACACAATCATTCACATTGTCAGATAAGTGCCGTACTATATTTAAAAGTACCAGCTATGAAACCTAGAAACATAAAAGGTAAAAGTAGAATGGATGGTAATATAGAATTTAATTTTTGCAATCAAGTTGATTTATTCACTACAGGTTCTTTTGTAGTAGAACCTAAACCTGGCAGATTATTAATGTTTCCTAATAGTTTGAATCATCTAGTATATCCATTTTTGGGTTCTGGTGAAAGAAGAAGTATTGCATATAATATGTCATACAAAGGTTTTAGTAAATCAAGTGGTGTACAAATTGCTGGAGATGGTGTAAACATGTATAACGAAATTAACTTCCCAGAAACTATACCATGGCGTAAGTTGGAGAAATAATTATGTATGAATTAAAAGAATACTTAAAAGCTATCAATTCTTCCAAAGAAAAACTTATGGATAGTGAAGATGAACAGTGGGAAAAGAAATATCCTGCTTATATTGTGAACAAATGTCTTGCTCCATTTCAAGACACTATCTTCCTAGTAAATGAGATGAACATGAATCATCAGATAGATAATAAATTGCAGTTTGATTTTTTACTAAATACTCTTAGAACAAGGAGTAGATATACCCCTTGGCTAAAGGCGAAGAAAGAAAAACATTTAGAATGTGTTAAAGAGTATTATGGATATGGTAATGAAAAAGCAAAATCGGCTCTCAATATACTAAATGATGAACAAATAAAGACTATCATGGATAGTTTAAATAAAGGCGGTAAACATGGAAAATAATATAAAGTGGTCGCAGGAGCAGATGTTTGAAGTTCTTTTAAAAGAACCAGATGACTTCCTAAAGATTAGAGAAACATTATCTCGTATCGGAGTTGCTTCTAGAAAAGAAAGGAAACTATATCAGTCTTGCCATATACTTCATAAACAAGGTAAGTATTACATAGTACACTTTAAAGAATTATTTGCACTTGATGGTAAAGATACAAACTTATCAGAGAATGATATTGCTAGAAGAAATACAATAGTTAAACTTCTAAGTGATTGGGGATTGGTTACAATGAAAGGTACACCAGAACCGATTGCACCATTAAGTCAAATCAAAATTATTTCATTCAAAGAAAAAGATGAGTGGATGTTGGAAACTAAATATAACATAGGGAAAAAGAAAGAGGTAGTATAGTGGCATATTCAGATAAAGTTTTAGACCATTACGAGAATCCTAGAAATGTAGGAACACTTGATATAAAAGATTCATCAGTTGGCACTGGTATGGTCGGAGCACCTGCATGTGGCGATGTAATGAAACTTCAAATCAAAGTAGGTGATGATGGTATCATAACAGATGCAAAATTTAAAACTTATGGATGTGGTTCTGCCATAGCATCATCAAGTCTATTAACAGAATGGGTTAAAGGACAAAGTGTAGATGAAGCTTTAAAAATTAAAAATAGTGACATTGCAGAAGAACTTGCACTACCACCTGTAAAAATTCATTGTTCAGTTTTGGCAGAAGATGCTATCAAAGCTGCACTTGCAGACTATAAAGGAAAACAAGAAACAATGGGTAAATGGCAACCTAACTCAGAGTAAATATATAATGGATAACTTTAAAAAATTCTTGTCTGAACAATCAGATGAAAAACCTTATCAATTAGTTATCATCTCACATGATGACCCATTAGACCCAAATGAAACTGCCCCACTTATTAGAAAAAATGCAGACAAGCTTGGACTTGAAGTTCATTTAGTAGAGTTAATGGGATGTTATCTAGAAGATGGTGATGGTGATAGTAAACTTTTATATACATACCCTGTTGATAAAGATGGTAAAGCAAAATTACCAACTATGAAAGTAGATTCTGAATATCAAAAACCAATAGTAATGAATCCAAAAAGTACCTTAATAATGATGAGAGGATTAAATGCAAGAGATGGTTGTGCTTCTTGGTATGTTATGGGAAGAACACTTGAACACGCTGGATTTAATCTTATTAATTCTGTTAGATGTAATGAAATTTGTAATAATAAATGGTATAATCAAATGATGTTTCAAAGAAACAATATTAGAACACCAGAAACATATTTAATTAGACATTCAGAAGATTCAAAAAATGCCACTGAAAAATTAAATAATAAGTATCCAATGATTTTAAAAACAGCACTAGGTTCACAGGGTGTTGGCGTTATGTTTATAGAAAGCGAAAGAGCACTTACTGGTATTGTTCAGTTATTATATAGAGAAGACCCTTATGTTGATATTATACTACAAGAACAAATTAAAACAGATTATGATGTTAGAGTTATAGTAGCGTCAGGTAAAATTATGGGGGCTATGAAAAGACCTATAATACAAGGAGATTTTAGAAGTAATGTATCACAAGGTTCAGAACCAGAAATACATAAACTTACAGAACTTGAAAAAACAGAATCAATAAGGGCTGCAGAATCAGTTGGGGGTACGATTGTTGGAGTTGATTTTATTCCAGCAAAAAATAGAGAAAAAGAAAAACCTTTCTTTATTGAAGTTAACTCAACACCAGGCTTAACAGGTATTGAAGGTGCTGTAAAAATGAAATCAAGCAAAAAAAGTATTACAACAGACATTTTAAATAACATGAAAACTATTTTAAGCACTATTGAAAAAGAAAAGGAGAATAGATAATGATAAATGCACTAAGAAAAAAATATGAAGCTGAAGTTGCAGCTGCAAAAGCGAATATTGATGTTTATATAAACAATCCTGTAGGTATAGGTGAACACCCAGACTTAGTTGGAGCAATGGATTTAGAAATGACTAAATTGGCAGATGCATCTGATAAACTTGCAACATTGAATTCATTTTACCCAGAAACGGCAGAAGAATTTTTATCAGAAGAAAACAAATAAACATTGACAAAACTTGTTGAACCAGATATACTGGCACATATATTATGAACTTTTATACAAATGTAACACCATGGGGTAATACCCTGCTCGTTAGAGAATATGTAAATGGAGAAAGAGTTAATCGAAAGGTTAAATATTCCCCTACGCTGTTCTGTAAAGTAATCAAAGAAACAAAACATAAAACCTTAGATGGTCAATATGTCACACCTGTAAAACATAATACAATCAAAGAAGCAAAAGAATGGTTAAAATCTTATGAAGACCAACCACATTTAATCTTTGGTAATACTACATTTCAATATAATTATATTGCAGATGAATATCCTAGTTTTGTAAAATGGGATGTTGATAAAATTCTTATTGTAACGATTGATATAGAAGTGGCATGTGAAAATGGATTTCCAAACCCAGAAGATGCAATTGAACCACTACTATCAATCACAATTAAGAATCATCAAAACAAACAAATATTAGTTTGGGGTACAGGTGAATACAAAAACACAAGAGAAGATGTAACTTATGTAAAATGTAAAGATGAAAAAATGTTGATACAAGAGTTTTTATCTTTCTGGCAAAAGAATCAACCAGATGTGATTACAGGTTGGAATACAGAATTTTTTGATATACCTTATGTATGTAATCGTATTAAAAATTTATATGATGAAACAGAAGTGAATAAACTTTCACCTTGGGGTAATGTATCAAGTAGAGAAGTTTATCAAATGGGTAGAAAACATCAAGTCTATGATATTCAAGGAGTATCACATTTAGATTATTATGATTTGTATAGGAAGTTTACATATACCAATCGTGAGAGTTACAGACTTGACCATATTGCCCATGTTGAACTCGGTGAGAGTAAAGATGACAATCCATACGAAACATTCCGAGAATGGTACTTAAAGGACTTCCAATCGTTTATTGACTACAATATACAAGATGTAGAAATTGTTGATAGACTAGAAGATAAAATGAGATTGATTGAACTATGTTTGACTATGGCTTATGATGCCAAGGTTAATTATATGGATGTACTTGGTTCAGTTAAATATTGGGATATACTAATCTATAATGAACTTAGAAAAAAGAATATAGTAATTCCACAAAAAGTAAATCAAACTAAATCTGAAAAGTTTGAAGGTGCATATGTAAAAGACCCACAAGTGGGTTTACATAAATGGGTGATGTCTTTTGATTTAAATTCACTATATCCACATCTGATTATGCAATATAATATTTCACCAGAAACATTAGTTGCAAATGAAAAAGTTAAAAACATGTCTGTTGAGAAAATGCTAAATAAAAGTGTAGACACATCAATATTAAAAGGTGCAACTATGACACCAAATGGTGCTTTGTTTAAAACAACTCAAAAAGGATTTCTACCAGAACTCATGCAAAAGATGTATGATGATAGAGTAAAATTCAAACAGTTAATGTTGGAGGCAAAAAAAGATTATGAAAGAACTAAAGACCCAAAACTTAAAAAAACAATTGCAAAATTTAATAATATCCAAATGGCCAAAAAGATTTCTCTTAATAGTGCATATGGTGCTATTGGTAATAACTGGTTTAGGTATTATAATATTTTGGTCGCTGAAGCAATTACTACCAGTGGTCAATTTGCTATTCGTTATATTGAACGTTCTCTTAATGGGTATCTTAATAAAATACTTGAAACCAATGGAGAAGATTACATTATTGCATCAGATACGGACTCGGTGTATATTTGTTTTGACAAACTTGTTGGCAAAGTATTCAAAGGAGAAACCGACAAATCCAAAATCGTTGACTTCTTGGACAAAGTGGCTACAGATAAAATCGAACCTTTTATTGATAAAAGTTATCAAGAACTCGCTGACTATGTAAATGCATATGAACAAAAAATGCAAATGAAAAGAGAAGTGATTGCCGATAAAGGTATTTGGACTGCAAAGAAAAGATATATTTTAAATGCACATGATATTGAGGGTGTTCGTTATAAAGAACCTAAATTAAAAATCATGGGTGTTGAAGCTGTGAAATCATCAACACCAGCACCTTGTCGTGAAAAGATTAAAGAAGCATTAGTTATTATTATGAACGAAGATTCTAAAGTGTTAAATAATTTTATACAAGATTTCAGAAAAGAGTTTATGCAATTACAACCAGATTTAGTAGCGTACCCACGCTCAGTAAATGGATTATTAAAATGGACTGAATCACACAATCTATTTAAGAAAGGCGCCCCAATACATTGTAAAGGTGCAATATTATATAATCATCTTTTAAAAGAAAAGAAATTACAAGGAAAGTATCCTTATATACAAGAG